GTGGGATACGGCGTTTGAGAAGAACAATCGTGCGGACTATAGCGCCTGTACTACATGGGGGGTGTTCCATAACGATGCCGACAACGACGGTAAAGGTGGGCCTAACGTCATATTGCTTGATGCCTTCCGGGACAGGATGGAGTTCCCAGAGCTAAAGAAGGTAGCCCAAGAGCACTATAACGAGTGGAACCCACATAGTTTTATCGTGGAGAAGAAAGCGTCGGGGGCACCGCTGATATACGAGCTACGGGCGATGGGCATACCCGTGCAAGAGTTCACCCCTAGCAAGGGGAATGATAAGATAACTCGCCTAAACTCCGTGTCTGACTTATTCGCGTCAGGCAAGATATGGATGCCCCAGATGCGGTGGGCAGAGGAGGTTGCGGATGAAGTGGCCTCATTCCCAGCGGGTGAGCACGACGACTATGTTGACTCGCTAACTCTTGCGTTGATGCGGTTTAGAAAAGGTGGGTTCCTTCAAACTAACTTGGACGAACCTGAACCCCCCAAAAAATTCAAGTCCCATCGACAGATGGCGTATTACTAAGGACATACTATGGCAACGAATATGGATAAAAGTTTATACCAAGCCCCGCAAGGGTTGGAAGCCCTTACTTCGCAAGAACCTGATATTGAGATTGAGATCGAAGACCCGGAGGCTGTACGCATCAAGGCTGATGGGACGGAGATTGAGATTGAGCCGGGGGAAGATGATGACGAGTTTGGCAAGAACATTGCCGAGGATATGTCTTCTCAGGAGTTGGCTACCCTTGCAGGGGAGTTGCTTGGGGACTACGACACAGACTTAGGGGCGCGCAAAGATTGGTTGGATATCTACGTCAAGGGTTTGAAGCTGCTGGGCTTGAAGTATGAGACGCGTACGGAGCCGTGGCCCGGTGCTTGTGGTGTGTTCCACCCGCTCTTGATGGAGTCTGCGGTTAAGTTCCAGTCTGAAACCATCATGGAGACATTCCCCGCATCGGGGCCGGTACGCACTAACATTATAGGTAGAGAGACTCCGGAGAAGAAAGACGCAGCGGCCCGTGTAAAGGAGGACATGAACTACGAGTTGACTGAGGTGATGAAGGAGTACAGGCCAGAGCATGAACGGCTTTTGATATCCCTGTGTCTGTCGGGCAACGCCTTCAAGAAGATTTACTTTGACCCCGCGCTTGAGCGTCAGACGGCTGTGTTTATTCCGTCAGAGGACATGGTGGTTCCTTATGGTGCGATGAACCTTGAGTCAGCCGAGCGCGTCACGCACCGGATGCGTAAGACCAAGAACGAGCTACGCCGGTTGCAGGTTGCAGGGTTCTACCGTGATGAAGACCTTGGCGAACCCATGACGGTGATGGATGAGGTGGAGAAGGAGAAGGCACGGGAGCAAGGTTTTTCTGCATCAGTAGATAACCGCTACCAACTGCTTGAGATGCATGTCAACCTTGACCTTGAAGGGTACGAGGACGTTGATGACGATGACGAGCCAACAGGCATTGCACTGCCGTACGTTGTTACCATAGAGAAAGGCACGCAGACGATACTGGCTATCCGCCGCAACTGGCTGGAGGATGACGAGCTAAAGGCACGGCGGCAGCACTTTGTACACTATGGATACATCCCCGGCTTTGGGTTCTACTACTTCGGCCTGATCCACCTGATTGGTGGGCATGCTCATGCGGCTACTTCTCTCTTGCGTCAGCTTGTTGATGCGGGAACGTTGTCGAACCTGCCCGGAGGCTTGAAAGCTAGGGGCTTGCGTATTAAGGGTGACGACACGCCTATTGCACCGGGGGAGTTTAGGGACGTAGACCTGCCTTCCGGAGCGATCCGTGACAATATCTTACCACTTCCGTACAAGGAACCAAGCCAGACGCTATCCCTGCTGATGGACAAGATTGTTGAGGATGGACGTAGGTTTGCGGCTGTTGCAGATTTGAAGGTGTCAGATATGTCGGCACAGTCCCCGGTTGGGACTACGTTGGCGATTCTGGAGCGGGTGTTGAAAGTGATGAGTGCAGTTCAAGCGCGGATTCACTATACGATGAAGCAGGAGTTCAAGTTGTTGGCCGGTATTATTCGGGACAACACCCCTGACGAGTACAGCTACCAGCCTGAAGTTGGAAGTAAGAAAGCCAAGAAAGCCGACTACGACCTAGTAGACGTTATCCCGGTGTCAGACCCTAACGCCTCCACCATGTCGCAGAGGGTCGTGCAGTTCCAAGCGGTGTTGCAGCTTTCGGCGGGTGCTCCACAAATCTACGACCTCCCATACCTCCATCGTCAGATGATTGAAACGCTGGGGGTGAAGAACGCTGCCAAGATTGTCCCCCTCGTAGACGACATGAAGCCTGTTGATCCTGTGTCTGAGAACATGGCGATTATGAACGGCAAACCTGTAAAAGCATTCCTTTATCAGGATCATGAGGCGCATCTGGCCGTGCATATGGCGGCTATAAAAGACCCCAAGCTGGCAGCAATCATGGGGCAGAATCCGGGCGCACAAGCACTGATGGCGTCAGCACAGGCACATGTCATGGAGCATGTGGCGTTCCAGTACCGCAGGGACATAGAGAAACAGCTTGGCGCTGCGCTTCCACCAATGAAAGAAGATGGCGCGGATGCAGAAGATCGTACGTTGCCGCCCGAGATTGAGGTTCAGCTTTCACAACTTGCCGCCCAAGCCGCAGCTAAATTGCTCCAAAAAGATGTAGCAGGAGCACAGGCTAAGAAAGCTCAAGAGCAGCAGCAAGACCCGCTCATCCAGATGCAGCAGCAAGAGTTGCAAATCAAGAAGCAAGAAGTAGAGCGCAAGTCTATGAAAGACAAGATGGACGCAGCAGCTAAAGCCGACGACATCCGCTTGAGAGAAGACAAAATGAAAGGCGATCAGGAGCTTGCTGGAACGAGACTTGGTATAGAAATCAAAAGAGACAAAGAAAAGAGTGAAGCTGACCAAGAGGCTGAAGGTGTACGGCTGGGCATTGATATCGCCAAGCACAAGTCACAGCTAACCAACTAAAGACAACCGGGGAATAAGCCGCAATGATAGACGGACAAACGCTTGAGCACATCGTCTCCAAACTCGATGAGCGGCGCACGGAACTAGAACAGTTTATAGGTCGGGGGAAACTAGCCGACTTTAGTGAGTACCACAAACTTTGCGGAGTAATTCAGGGTCTGGACTTTGCAAAGGAAACCATAGCAGACCTTGCAAAACGTTTGGAGCAAGACAACGATGAGTAACGTGGACGTACAGGAAACTCAACTAGATGCGGAGCAAAAGGCCAAGCAACTCCCAGTACCAAAGGGGTATCGCATTCTTTGTATGGTTCCGCATATCGAAGCCAAGTACGAAGGCGGGATTATCAAAGCGGATGCAACTACGGCAAGGGAGGAATTGACTACTCATGTTCTGTTTGTCGTAAAGCTAGGCGATATGGCTTACGCAGACAAGGAGAAGTTTCCAACTGGGCCTTGGTGCAAGGAGGGGGACTTTGTTCTTACCCGCCCTTACGCTGGCACCCGTGTACGCATACACGACCGGGAGTTTCGCTTGATTAACGACGATACCGTCGAAGGTGTTGTTTCTGACCCACGTGGGTTTTCTCACGCATAGGAGGCTATATGGCTGAAGCAGAATATAAGTTTCCAGATGAAATAGAAGTTACGTCCGACGCAGAGTCTGACGTTAAGGTTGAAATTGTAGACGACACTCCCCCACAGGATAGGAATAGGGAACCTTTACCGGCAGCACTTGTTGAGGAACTTGAAAAAGATGACCTTGAAGAGTACTCCGACAAGGTAAAAAAACGCCTTGGGCAGATGAAGAAAGTATGGCATGACGAGCGCCGTGCCAAAGAGACTGCTTCACGGGAAAAAGACGAAGCCTTGCGCTTTGCTCAGTCTACCTACGAAGAAAATAAACAGCTAAAACAACGGCTTGGTGCGGGGGAAAAGCTGTTTGTTGAGGAGGTTACTAAGTCCGCTAACTCCGAAATTACTGCTGCTAAAGAACGGATGAAGAAGGCGTATGAGGCAGGGGACGCGGATATGATTGCGGACGCCCAAGAGGAGTTGACCGACGCCAAGTTGAAACTTAAAGACTATCAACGGTATAAACCCGCTTTACAAGAAACAGAAACACGTGTAGAACACAAAATAGAACAGGCACAAACGCGCCAGCAAGCTACTGATCCTAAAGCCGAAAGTTGGAGGGATAAGAATACTTGGTTTGGCGCGGATGAGGAGATGACTGCCCTCGCGTTGGGTCTGCATGAGAAGTTAGTCCGTGCTGGTGTTGATCCTAGTAGTGACGGTTACTACCAGCGAGTTGACGAAACAATGAGGAAGCGGTTCCCAGAGAACTTTGAGGAAGAGCTTACTCAAACGAAGGACGTGGAAAAACCCACGCCTCGCAAAGCAGCAAATGTAGTTGCTCCAGCAACGCGGTCTACCGCGCCAAAACAAGTTAGGCTTTCCGCATCGCAAGTTGCGATAGCAAAGAGACTTGGTCTCACCAACGAAGCGTATGCGAAAGAAATGATTAAATTGGAGAACTATAATGGCTGAAAATCGTCTGGCTCGTGAGTTAGAAACTCGTGAAACTACGCATCGCGCTACAAGTTGGGCACCTGCTCAATTACTGCCTAGTCCTACTCCCCAACCGGGATGGGCGTTTAGGTGGGTACGGACGTCAATCATGGGGGTATTTGACCCAACGAATACGTCTGCAAAATTTCGTGAAGGCTGGGTTCCATGCAAGGCTGAAGATCATCCGGAGATACAGACTCAGCCCGACCATAACACTCGGTTTAAAGGCAACATTGAGATTGGCGGTTTGCTGTTGTGCAAGATTCCACAGGAGTTTATGGATCAACGCGCAGCCCACTACAGAAAAGCAAACGACAACCAAATTGAAGCCGTCGATCATAGCTTTATGAAGACTAGTAACCCAAAGATGCCTCTGTTTTCAGAGCGCAACTCTACAACTACCTTTGGGCGTGGGTCTAAATAACTTAACTTTTTAGGAGTTTTACATGGCTTATCCTACTGTTTCAGCCGCTTACGGGTTCAAACCCGTAAACCTGCTAGGGGGGCAAGTTTTCGCTGGCTCTACCCGGCAGATGGCTATTGCGTCTGGGCATGCAACCAATATCTTCTTTGGAGATATCGTAATCATGTCCACCAATGGCTGCATTAACAACGACACCGTTACCAATACCGGTACGGCGATTGTTGGTGTTTTCATGGGTTGCAGTTACGTCAATTCGTCTGGTCAGCGTGTGTTCGGGCAATACTACCCGGCTACGATTTCCAACGCAGTTGATGGCCCCAACGGTACTGTAGCGTTTGTTGCGGACGATCCTGATCTGGTAATGAAAGTTGCCATTCAGTCTGCCGCCGATGCTGCTCCGTCCGCTAGTCAGGCAAACCGTGCCGCGCTGGTTGGTGGAAACGTGGACATCATCTACCAAACCAATACTGGCAGCACAATAACCGGTGATGGTACGCAAGGTGTCAAAAACGCTGGTGTAGCCTCCGCTACGCTTCCTATTAAGATCATCGACGTTGTTCCCGATACTGCACCGGTTACCGGTTCGTTCGTGGAAGTTTTGGTTACGTTTAACCAATTCGCCCACCTGTATCGCAACACAACTGCGCTGGCGTAAGGAGATAAATAATGGCTATTTCACGCGCACAACTACTTAAAGAACTTCTTCCCGGCTTGAATGCTCTGTTTGGTTTGGAGTATGCAAAGTACGGCGAAGAGCACAAAGAGATTTTCGAGACTGAAACCTCTGAGCGTTCTTTTGAAGAAGAAACCAAGCTGTCTGGCTTTGACGCTGCTCCGGTAAAGAATGAAGGCAGCGCCATTCGCTACGACAACGCACAAGAGGCATTTACCGCCAGATACCAACACGAAACTATTGCTCTTGGTTTTTCGGTGACAGAAGAGGCTGTTGAAGACAACCTGTATGACTCTCTGTCCGCCCGTTACACCAAGGCTCTGGCCCGTGCTATGGCGTACACCAAGCAAGTTAAGGCTGCTACGATCCTTAACGGTGCGTTTTCTGGTGGCCCGACCTACGGTGACGGTGTTGTCCTGTGTTCTGCTTCGCATCCGCTGGTTTCTGGCGGCACGAACAGCAATACGGGCGGCGCTGCTGACCTGAATGAAACCTCGCTTGAGGCTGCTGTCATTCAGATCGCTGGTTGGACGGATGAGCGCGGTCTGCTCATTGCTGCAAAGCCCCGTAAGCTGATTGTTCCCCCGAGCCTGATGTTCGTTGCTACGCGTCTTCTGGAAACGGAACTGCGTACTAGCACCAACAACAACGATATCAACGCTCTGAAGAACAATGGTTCGATTCCTGAAGGGTACCGTGTTAACCACTTCCTGACGGATACGAATGCTTGGTTCTTGATGACTGACGTACCTAACGGTCTGAAACACTTTGTCCGTACGCCTCTGGCGAACTCAATGGATGGTGACTTCGATACGGGGAATGTGCGTTATAAGAGCCGTGAGCGTTACAGCTTCGGAGCGTCTGATCCGCTTGGCATCTTCGGTGCCTCTGGTTCTAGCTAATAGAATCAAGTAGTTAGCGGTTGAGAGGGGCCACTTCGGTGGCCCTTTTCTTTTGTATTGACGCTGTTTAAATCGTATGGTACAAAACAGCTTGATCTGGGATATTTTTACGCATAGCGACTGCCCCAGCAGACTTGTTAGAGACTCTATGCGGACGTGCTAACACACTGGAGAATCAAATGGCTATTTCGACCTTCGACGGCCCTGTCCGTTCGCTTAATGGTTTCTACTCTCAAGGGCCGGGTAACATTCTTACCCTTGGTGCTACGGTAACTCTTTCTGTAGCCACTCACGCGGGTCATACTTTGCTGGTTCCGGCAACCTGCGCGATCACTCTGCCTACTATTGTGACTACGGCCGATGCGGCAACTGCTGGCCCCGGCTCTGATCCCAATACCCTGAACAACATTGGCGTTGAATTCAAGCTGTTCTACAACGCTATTGCTGCTGATACGACCACACAGACTGTTACTTGCGGTGGTTCAGATAAATTTGTTGGTTCGTTGACGGTGATGGGTACTACGACGATGGCTTTTGCCTCTGTGACCAACACGATTATTACGTTGAACAAAACCACCACTGGTGGAGCAGCGCGTGGCAGCATGATTACCCTAGTTCCGCTGGCGGCTAATCTTTGGTCTGTCAACGGCATCCTGCTTGGTTCAGGCTCTGTTGCGACTCCCTTCTCCTAATCTTCTGGGGGCTTCGGCCCCCGTATTACTTCTAGGAGAAATGCCATGATGCAAGGCGACAATTTTGCAGTATCCCCAACCACTAATGCGTCGTATTACCGTGTAGCTGCGGCAAGTTCTGGCACGGCGGCTTATACCCTGTTGCAAACTATTGCTGGCCCTAACGGGATCGGTTACATAGTATCGTTTGTTGGAAGCGCCAACGATAGCGGCAAAACCCTCACCATTGTTGGGCACAAAATGGGTACCGCTCCCGGTGTTGTAACAACGG